AGTGGTGCAAGCACACCACCAAACGGTAATCAATCCAACCAGTTAGCAGACCTGCTCAGTTCGATTAAGAATGACCGTGGAGAGACAAAGTATAAATCAGTTGAAGATGCTCTTAACGCGTTGAAGCATTCGCAAGACTATATTCCTCAGCTAAGCGATAAGCTACGACAGCAGGAACAAGAATTGGCAGAAGCGAAAGCCGCAGCAGCTAAGATCACTGAACTTGAAAATACTTTGAAAGCACTCACTCAACAAAACAATACACCTGCTAGCCCACCAGCTACTCCAGGATTGTCAGAAGAGCAAATTGCTTCGTTAGTGACTCAAACACTTACACGCCAACAACAAGCAGAAGTTTCCAAGCAAAACCTAAACAAAGTAGTCTCCGCCGTAACGTCAGCGTTCGGTGAGAAATCTGAAGAGGTATTCTACGGAAAAGCAAAAGAACTCGGCATGTCGGTGGAAGACATTAACGCCTTGGCAGCACGTACCCCCACAGCAGCACTTAAGTTGCTCGGCTTGGATGGTAGTGCTAAACCTACTGGTAACGCTTCCTCAGGTAGCATCAACACCAGTGCGTTTCAGCCAGCACAAGAATCGTTCGTGAGTAAGAACGCTAAGCCTACATTGATTGGAGCCACAACCTCTGATCTGCGTGAGGAAAGCGCTAATTCTCGCAAAATGGTTGATGAGCTTCACGGACAAGGTTTGTCTGTGCATGATCTCACCGACCCAAAAGTATATTTCAAACATTTTAAATAAGGACAATTAATGTCTCAAAATCGTGGTAATTCTACTGCTTTTATCGAAGCAGAACAGTATTCGGCTTTTATTCTCCGCAACCTGCAAGACGGCTTGCTCCCTGGTTCGTTCTACCGTAACGTCTCTGACTTCGGTTCTGGTACTACTCTCCACATCAAAACTGTGGGTACTGTTACCATTCAAGACGGCGCTGAAGAAGTTGCTTTCGACTACACACCAATTGAATCTGGTGAAGTTACTCTGACCATCACCGACTACGTTGGCGATGCTTGGTATGTGACTGATGAGCTGCGTGAAGACGGCGCTCAAGTTGAAGCTCTGATGAGTGCTCGCTCTAGCGAATCTACTCGTGCTATCCAGGAAATCTTCGAGACTCGTTTCTTGAAGAAGGCTAACACTTCTCAAACTAACGCAGCTGCTAACCAAGTGAACGGTTTCGCTCACCGTATCGCTTCTGCTGAGACCAACAACGTTATTTCGTTGAACCACTTCATCTCTATGAAGCTGGCCTTCGACAAGGCTAACGTGCCTATGGCTGGTCGTGTGGCTATCGTTGACCCTGTGGTTGCTGCTACTCTGGACAAGACTGTGTCTTTGGCCCGTGACGTGACTCCTTTCGGTCAGAAGATTCTTGAGAATGGTTTCGATCGTGAACACACATTCTTGATGAACTTGTTTGGCTGGAACATCATCACTTCTAACCGCTTGGATACTGGCACTTTCAGCGACGGCACTACCTCTGTGTCTAACGCTGTTGCTAACGTGTTCATGTCTGTGGCTGATGACAACACCAAGCCAATCATGGCTGCATGGCGTCGTATGCCTAAGGTTGAAGGCGAACGCAATAAAGACTTGCGTCGTGATGAGTTCGTTACCTCTGCTCGTTGGGGCTTCGGTACGCAGCGTGTTGATACCCTCGGTATCGTGATCACCTCGGCTGTTAACGCCTAATAAAAACATGGGGAGCTAGTCTCCCCTATTAAAGAACAAAGGTAATATAATGACTTTTAAAAATCAAGCTGGTATCGGCGTGTACCAAAACTACGGTGCTCGTAGCACTGGTCAAACTGCTGGCCTCGAAGATCAAGACGGTAGTCTGATTCGCGTTAGCGTGACTCTGACTGGCAGTATGTTGAATGATGGTTTCATTCCTCCTGTCGTGCTGCCAAAGGGTGCTCTGTTCAAACGTGCTGACTTGCGCGTTGATGAAGCATTCGTGTTGGGTGGTACAAGCCCTACAGTTCGTATCGGTGCTACTGGCTCTATCGCCACTAACGGTATCGTGTTGACTGAAGCAGAATTGGAGAACGTCGGTTCTAAAGTTCCAGCATCTACTGGTGCAGGTACTTGGGCTTACAACTCTTCGACTGGTACAACTGCTGCTGCTAAGTTGGCATTTGACATGGGCGGTACATCTCCTACGTCTACCAGTGCTGGTAAAGCTGTTTTGGTGTTGGAATTCTTCAGCAAAGCCAAGGCTTAATAACCAACAATTAAAGGAGCCTCTGTGCTCCTTTTTTTGTTTCTAAGGACAGATTATGGCAATTCAACATAGCAATATTCCAGACGCACAATTGCATGAGCCTAAAGGCGTAGCATCTGCCGCACTCAATACTTCGTATTTTGCTGATGGTAGTGGTTCAGGTGATTGGAAGAAAGTGGGCGTTGAAACGCTCTCAGGTTTATCAGGTGACGGTGGTGTAGCACGATTGAAAGTTGTTACAGACGGTTCTAATGGTTTTGACCTCTATCGTGATTATGCATTTGGCAAGATGCACATTACAAACAATTCTACACCATTTGCTCTTACAGCTGTAGCAGATACAACTTTAAACACTGCTAGTCAATACACATTGTTGACAGGCTCAGGTGCTCCTTTTGCAGACGATCTTGAAGACGGTGTTACATTCTCAGTTAATAAACTCACTGCAAACTATGCAGGTGTGTACGACTTAAACTTCTGGGCTTGTATTACAGGTTTTCCAAGTAACACAGCTCGTATTGGTATGAAGTTCCGCATCAACGGCGGTACATTCTCTGATATGAAGGTTGTTACGAAGTCCAACTCTAACGGTGATGATGGATTGATGGCTGCTTGTGATTTAATTCAACTTGCTGCTAATGACTATATTCAGTTATACATTGCATCTGATGCAACAGGTAACGTGACGATTAATAACTCAGCCCTCACAATGAAAATGATTAAGGCACTCTAATGAAAATGTCGCTACTTGAAATGATTCAGAGTATTCTGAACGAAATGGATGCTGACGAAGTTAACAATTTAGATGATACAGTTGAAGCACAGCAAGTAGCTCAGATCATTAAGGATTGCTACTACGAGATGTTAGGCAACCGTAACTGGCCCTTCATGCGTAAACTGTTCCAGATGGATGCATCTGGTAGTACAGCTAAACCTAATTATTTAAAACTCCCTGACAACCTTAAAGAACTCGTGTCATTTAAATATGACAACGGTACTTTGTCAGAACCACTACTCCAAGATGTAGTGTATAAAGAACCAGACGCATTCCTGCGTTACATCTCTAGTCGTAATGCTACGTTAGACAACGTAACTATTGTTACTGACTATGGTGGTTCTAAACTTCTCATCATCAACGACAAGCCTCCACAATATTGGACTTCGTTTGATGACACATATCTTGTAACTGATTCGTGGGACAGTACAAAAGAAACTACATTGCAGAAGAGCAAGACACAATGTTTGTCTTATCTTGTTCCAGTGTGGGTTCGTACTAACGAAGCAATTCCTGAACTCCCTATTGATGCATTCCCTGCTTTGTTGGCAGAAGCTAAGAGCACAGCGTTCTTGGCACTGAAACAAATGGCAAACCAGAAAGCTGAACAGAAAGCTGGACGACAACAACGTTGGTTGGCTCGTAAAGCATGGCGAGCTGAAGGTGGTGTGCAATATCCAAACTACGGCAGAAAATGATTACTATTTATAAAGGCTACCAAATTAAGCCACATGCCCAAACTCCAACATCTTACATTGTTGTGACTGATGGTAAGGGTGGTAAAGTACCTGATGTACTCACCAGCTTGTTCACTACCGCTGTGTACGCTAAAGCTGCTATTGATAAATACTTAGATAGTAAGCCTGTGAAGGAAGTGAAGAATGGCAAAGAAATCAATCAAAGCTGAGTTTAAGAATTTTATCAAGGGATTGATTACAGAAGCTAGTCCTGTAAACTTCCCTCCTGAAGCCTCATACGATGAAGAGAACTTTCAACTTAATCGTGATGGTACTCGTGATCGTCGTCTAGGCTTGGATTATGAAGCTGATTACCAGCTTCGTGATCTACCTGTTGATGCAGCTACATTGTTGAACACTGACCCTGTTACGTTTGAATGGCGTAACGTGAATGGTGATTCTGGTACAGTGTTCTTGGTTCTTCAGATTGCTAACAGCTTATTGTTCTTTGACTTGGAAGCCTCTGCGATTTCACGCGATGGTTACAAGGGTTCACTAAGCTCAGTATTTACAGAAACCAATCCTTATTCGTTCGCTAGCGTAGATGGACGATTGGTTGTAGTTTCTGGTGCAAAGACAGTTGCTGTTGTTACATATGACGGTACAAACTTTGCTAAGACAAACGTAACACTCAAGACACGCGATGTGTGGGGTTTAGAAGAGTCTTCAGCTCGTGAAGCTGATGCATCTCTGCGTACAGCTACATTAACATCTGCTGAATGGTATAACCTCTATAACCAGTCTTGGGGCATTCCTCGTAAGAATGCTGCTGGTACACTGGATGACCCAGCTGCCATCTATAAGACAGACCTTAGCGTCTATCCTAGCAGCCAAGAAGCTGTATGGGTAGGCTTGCAGTATCAACCAGTATCAGGTGCTACAACTCCGTATGAACGCATGTTCACGAACTTGTATGTTGAGAAACTTGGTTCAGATACATTTGCAGCCAAGGGTTATTTCATCATTGACCTGTTAGATCGTAATGCTTCTCGTAATACTGCTGTTGTAGCTAACGCTGCTAAGTATCCATCACTTGATTATACATCTTTAGTATATAGCGGTGCTGATTCTACAGCAGGTGGCCCTACAGCTGTTGCTGAGTTTGCTGGTCGTGTATTCTACGGCGGCTTTACTGGCACTGTGTCAGGTGGTAACAAGCGTAGTCCAGACCTCTCTAACTTCGTTGTGTTCTCACAGCTAGTTAAGAACAGTCAAGACATTACTAAGTGTTATCAAGAAGGTGATCCTACCTCTAGAGACAATGCTGACCTTGTAGATACTGATGGTGGCTTTATTCGTATCTCTGGCCTCGACTCTGTTGTAGCCTTAGTGAACGTGTCCTCAGCTATCATTGTTATTGCTAACAACGGTGTATGGTCTATTACTGGTGGTAGTGACTATGGCTTCTCTGCTACAAACTACAAAGTAGATAAGATTTCTGAATTCGGTGCTTTAGGTTCTCGTAGTATTGTTACTGACTCTGGACGTGTGTTCTATTGGTCAGAAGACGGTATCTATGTCGTAGCTAAAGATCAGTTTGGTGCTTATGGTGTAAGCAACATTACTCTTACAACTATTCAAACATTCTACGAAGATATTCCAAACACATCTAAGCAGAAGGTTGTAGGAGCATACGACGCTATTGGTAAAAAGATTCGCTGGTTATTTAAAGACGGTGTACCATTTACCAACACGTCTGTAACTAAAGAATTGATTCTGGATTTGAGTATTAACGCTTTCTATGTTAATCGTATTATGAATAATGCGACATACACAGCTGAAGTGTTTAGTGTATTCAAGTCATTGCCATTCCAATCAGGAACAGGTAACGTATTGATTCAAGCAGGTACTGATGAAGTGTTTGCTGGAACCGATCCTGTTGTTATTCCTAACACTGGTCGTTCTGCTGGTTTACAGTCTAGTCGTTATTTGTGTATTATCAAAGACGGTACAGATGCAATCTTTACATTCGGTTACTACAACAACCCGTTCTTTACAGATTGGGAAACAGTTGATGGTGTCGGTGTAGATGCTAAAGCATTCTTGCAGACAGGTGCATACACAGCAGATGATTCTTCGATTCATAAACAAGTACCCTACCTCACTATGCATTTCTTGCGTACTGAGAATGGTGTAGATAGTGATTTGAATCCTGAAGGTGCTTCTAGCTGCTTTATTCGTACTATGTGGGATTGGGCTGATGGATATAACTCTAACAAGTGGAGTCCATTAATGCAAGCCTATCGTTATCGTAAGACGTATACACCTACTGGCCCTGAAGATACATTTGATACTGGATTCCAAATCATCTCCTCTCGTAATAAGTTACGTGGACGTGGTAGGGCATTCTCTTTATATTTCGAGACAGAGCCTTTGAAGGATTGTCGTATCATTGGATGGAGCTTGGCGCTTAATGGAAACTCAGTTACCTAAGTTCACGTATTACAAAGATGACGATTTCATTTTGGAATATCAAGTATTTGAACGACAAATGAATTTACATTGTATTGTTAATAACTGGAATAAAACGTCCTTACGTAAAGGATATTCAGTTTTTAAAACTTTACAAGAAGAAGCAGAGGATACAGGAGTAATTGATAATTTATTTACCATTACTCCTAACCCTAAATTTGCTAAATTATTCGGAGGAAGAAAAGTCTCTGAAATTAATTATAATAATATAAAACACGAGGTAATCGTATGGGTCTTGAAACCGCAACAATTATTGCCATCACTTCCGCAGTAGTAGGAACCGCTTCTTATGTAGAAGCTAAAGAAGCACGATCAGAGCAGAAAGAGGCTTCAGTACGAGCAGCTGGTGAACAAAAACAAGCACGTTCTGTACAAGAAGCAGCTAACGCTCAACAAGCAGCAATGGAGCAACGGCAACAAATCCGAGAAGAACGAGTACGTCGAGCACGTATTATGCAAAGTGCACAAAACACTGGCACATCGTTTAGCTCAGGTGAGTTTGGTTCTATTGGTAGTTTGTCTACTAGCCTGAGTTCTAATATCGGAGCTAACCGTGGCGCTATTCAACGAGGCCAACAGATTAGTGGGTTCCAACAGAATGCAGCTGATTTTAACTTAACAGCTCAGAATGCAGGAATTGATGCTGCAAACGCTCAATCGTTATTTAGTTTAAGCACAAGTATTTTTGCTAACGCTGCAATGAAATCATAATATGGAAGAAAACTCTCTCGACAGTTTGATGGGGTCTGAACAAAACCCTAATGACTTGGCAGTGTTCCAAGACAATCCACGAGTTGGTTTACAACTCCCAACAGCATCTATTCGTAATCGTGCTGCGGTTACGTCTTTGCTGTCTGACAACCCTGACCAAGCTATCGAGAACTTCCAATTAATGGTTGCTGAGAACGAACAGGGTTCAGATGTAATCACTAAGGAAATTCAGAACAAAGCTGTCTCTCAGTCTAAAGCTAAAGACATGAAGACAATGATGGGTATTCTGTCTGACCCTTCTGTTCCATTCGATCAGAAGCAAGCTGTTGTCCGAGGTTTTAATCAAACTAAAGAAGAGCCTTCATCTGTATTGATGACAAACAATTTGTCTCAAGCTAGTAAAGGTGAGACACACGAAGCTGAGAAATCACGACTGTCTGTAGCCGACATGGTTAAACAAGTGCGTGATGCTGTTGATCTTGAACAAGGTTTGGTTAACAGTTACATTGACGCTCGTTCATGGAAGAACCCAACGTCTATAGCTGATACAGCTGCTACATGGTTTGCTCCATTCGGTACTAACATCTCTGTTGGTAAAGTGGGTGCAGCTCAATTGCCTGAAGGTGCTTCGGCTTGGCAAGTAACTAAACAGTTCTTGCTTCCAGGCTCGTCTATGGCTGATATGCGAGACAAGCTTAAGGCTCTCCCAGCTGATGAACGTCTTGCTATTACTCAATCGTTGCTAACTACCATCTCTCAGAAGAGTGGTTTGATTATGTCTAGTGAAAACCAGATTAATCAAATGGTTATGGCTA